ATAATTGTTGTGTGGGAGTGGATCCACCATGCGGTGTAAACACCATGGCCTGTCCGGTACCATTTGGACTCAGTGATTCACTGATGGTACTAAGATTAGGTAAAGTTATATTACCTGTGTTATCGAATGTCCAATTGGTGGTGTCGGCAGTGATGGTTACATTGGTGCCAAGACCAATTATGTCATTGCCCAGGAAAGTGATATCGCCAGTGTTGGCGGTGCCGCCCACGATGCCACTCAAGATACTCACACCATTGGCATAGTTGATTGCGGCCGAGTTGGTAGGCAGTGTGATGTTACCATCATGTCCCAGTTTCCATACGAACTCGCTAGAATTTTTGTTGGATTTCAAGTAGAGATCGTTACCGGCAGTGAGTGTGGTATCACTGGCGTAGACGTTCAATCGATCATTGCCGGAAATTTTAACAATAAACCCTGATGAACTTGATGCCAACATGTTGCCGCCACTGTCGACATTTAGGTAACCGTTGTTAGTACTGCCACTGTCAGGACTGAAAACAATGGCCTGTGTGCCATCTGCCGAGTTTGCAATTATGCTGCCCGGAACTATAAATTGTCCAGTGGTGTTAAATGTCCATGTGTCACTGCCGGCATACAACTTGATACTGTTTGCACTTGACATCCAAGTTGTCGAACTATCTATACCAATAGCATACTGATATTGCCCGGGGTATAAGTTTATACGATTGCCGCCGGCGGTGCCAGGAGCGCCAACTGTGGTTGAACTAAATGATATCGAATTAGGCAACGTTAGTGTGCCAGCGTTATCAAAATAATAATTGTAGGATCCTGCGGTGACCTGAGTAGAATTTGTTGAGGTCAACTGTATGCCACTTGGTCCTTCTAGTATCAAAATACTGTCTTCGTATATATTTGATCCACCGCCCCAGGTGATGCTGCCTGATATGTTAACAGCGCCAGTTCCTATTGTGCCGGTTGTTGTAATTACATGACTGCCAAACGAGCTCAATAACGATATTACGTTGGCATCAGTATAATTACTACCGCCGCCACTGCCACTCACTTGACTACCATTAACCAACAAGTTACCGGTACTGTCAACAGTTAGTGTACCTCCCGGGAATGTGATCACATTGCCATCTTCAATTGTGATGTTGCCAAGATAGAAACTGGGGGCCGGAGCCACTGTGGGATTGGCATCTACCCACACCGAGCCAATGTTGGCATACATTCTACCGTCTGTGGTGTCATACCATAATGATCCCGTGCCGGTTGTGGGCGCAACATTGCCAACGTTGGCCGATTGCCCGCTCCAGGCAGTGGTTTGTCTTGTGTTGTCCGGGAATGTTATGCCGCCAAGTTTGTCAAACGTCCATACATTTCCGCCACCGGTAAGAAAATTTGTACCAATATAGGCCGCGTAGTTGTCGGCCTCGATCCATTGATCGCCGGTGTGGCTATTAATGCCGGCATAATCACTAGAGCCAGCACCAGCGCCAATACTTGTACCGCGCCCGTCACTGTAGGTGTCGCCTATGACACCACCTTGCGGTGTCGTTATCTCACCGTTGGTACCAAACGTCCAAGTCTTGGCATTGTTAACGATTGTGATGACATTATTCAGTGAATCAGTTTTTACAGTAAGGTTTCTTGTACCGGCATCGTTTCCAGAATAAATGTATGCTTGTCCCGAGACTGATGCAGATACCGTTCCACTAAGTGAAAAATCGGTGTCGTGTGTTAGTAGGCTAACACCGCTATTACTATTACTCCATTGACCGCCCAGGATGACCGAACTGTCGGGTAAAGTTATTCTTCCGTCAGTGCCTAATGATACAGTATAACTACCAGCAACCAATTGATTGGTACTACCGCCACCACCACTAAGACCAGTCAGTATGCTTTGACCGTTGGCGTACACAATAGGTGTTGCAACATCAGCTAATACCAATTCGCCGTATTGATTGATTTGTAGGCCATGGTTGGGAGTTTGAAAAGTTATAGCACCAGTGGTTTCAACTCTGATACCGCCAGTGTTGGCATGATTAAATATGCCTACGTTGCCACTGAAGCCGTTGCCGGTAATACCGTAGATGTTGGCTGTTGTGATGTAGTCGGGAATGATGGCAGTGACTGGAAACTGTGCTAGATAGTCAGCCACGTTGGCATTGCCGTACAGTTCCATTGATGTAACTACAGCAGTCAAATTGGCCACGTTACTTGACAAGTTACCAAAGTCGCTGGCCGTGGTTAGCAAATGGCCGCCAGGAATAGAGTTATCTTGTACTCTAATGTTATGTAAATCTGTGTCTATTACCAGTTCGCCCAAGGGACCGGTATAGGTGCTTGAGTGGGCAGTATTGCCTCTTTTAAGTAATATTGTTTCAATGTTTATGTTTGCCATTAGATAGTTCCGCCGTCAAATGTGTATGTGGTAGATTCTGGAGGTGGTGCACTCTCAGAATAGTATGCTGGCAACACTTCTAGATCTAATGGAACTCCGTAGTTGTCATCGATATACAAGGGGCTAGATGTATTATCACTGGTTTTTGTTAATTTAAAAGTCAATTTATAGAATCTATTTTCTAAACTGCTGACAGTAGAGTTGTCCAAGGTAAAGTTGCCTTGTCCCAGTTGTACATTTCCCTGTGTGAAAGAGACTGCGTAGGCATTCACAGTGACTTGATTGGTGGGATCTTGTACCATTGCCTCTACAGTGTAAGCACTGAGATCAACACTTTTTTGATCCTGATTACGGATGATAACTTGTATGGGATTGTCTATGCCTTGATAGACTTTGATAGGACGACTATACACAACTCGGTTCCTTGTAGTAAATATGCTGGGATCAAAAACTTGAACCTCGGCTGTATTTGGATATAAATATGCTTTGACAGTGATCATTTTATTGTCTTTAACATATTTATCGGATACTGTGGAAGAACACTACAAGCAACTACTAGGCGAATACCCCTTTATTACTTTTTTGACCTACGGGAACAACGAGTACATAGGTATTATACAAAATTTTGATGAACTAATCACCACCATTTATGATTTTGGATTACTCAAAGATCCCGGTCTTAAAAAGAGCTATTTGGAATTGGGCGAAACATGGTGGTGGGAAAGCAATAGGTTGATACCTATCAATGTGTTTTTGAAGCAGGATTGGGCGCAGTTTAGGCCCTATCTACGCACCATGAACAGTAAGGACGTAGAGATCAAGATGGGCCCGTATGTGAGCCTAAAAGAAATGGCTACCAAGCGTAGCAAGCGAAAGTCAATTACCTTGGTTAGAAAGGTTGCTTAACAGAAACCCGCTTAAAGCGGGTTTTGTATTATCTACGTCCTAATAGTATATCTATTTTATGTTGTATTATCGCATTCAATGGATGTGTTTGATCAAACATATGGCTACCTCCTTTCATAGTTAGTTGCCATTTTAAAACTCGTTTAAACTTTCAAAGTCTGAAATAATTACATTGGCAGCACGAATAAAACTATCTACTAGTGGGCCGTATTTATTATATGGTGTGCCATTTGCATCGTCCAACTTCATATCATCAAGTTGTTTTTTAACGTCTGGGTACCATGAATTTAGTATTATTTTTCCACTAGTCTTACCCCTTGGCCCTACATCATTTCTACTTGCAAATTTTTTAAGGGAGGAATCGACACGAGGGCATACTGTATGTTTAATACTTGGATCTCTAGATATTGCATCAGGATCCTTACAAATATAATGTAACATTAACATTCTTTGAATGGCAGTACCAAATTCTTCAGCTTTTGCATTTTTGGTGGCTCCTAATCCAGCGACACCTGCTGCGGCAGCACCAGCACCTTTTAAAAATCCTCTACGATCTATTTCATCTAGATCGTCTTCGGCCATTACTGGCTTTGCTGGTCTTAAAGGTTTTTGCACCTTAACGTTTTCTTTAATAAATTCTGATGATTTCATAATATTATTTACCGATCAATTCTAGTAATTCTGATACCTTGATACTACTTTTGGCACCTTTACTGCTATTGGCCTTGGCTTCTATTATTTGCAAGTTAGCAGGATGATTTACTATACTTTCAGACAGTCCTGCCTTCCACGCATCAAATACACTCAATTTATGATCCACATGATATGTCTGCTGGCCTAATACATATCCTTGTTCCTTTGCCCATTTTTGAGCTCGGCTGCGTATTCGACGAGCATAATGACGGAAATCCTTCATTTGTTCGGGTGTAAAATCTCCCCATTTCTTTTTAAGTGTTGCCATCTGCTTTTCTTTTACTTTGGTATTACCACAACAATGTTCAAAGAAACGTTCTTTAGTTTTTTCTTTTCTTTTTACGTCACCATCCCAAGTACTAGCAACACGGATAGAATGTTTTTTAATATATTCTGGACATTGTTGAACTTTTGGTAAGCAAGTATATTTGCCATGAGTGTTTAATATTGTGGCAGGACGGCCACATCCTTGCCAACATAAAGTTCCGACAGGAATAGGAGTGTGAGTCTTTTTATGATAGTGATGCATTGACGGATTATTACTAATATAATCGCAATGATCACATTTGCGTGGATAATATATACCTGAATGAACTTTATTTGGGCGACCTTTGCGTGACATAGCTTTTCCTTAGTATAATTTTATTTATACTAAATTAAAAAATTACATGCTATGACGTTCCTGCTCAGTTAAAAGGTTCATATGAACGCAAACAAGGTGTGCGTAGGCCACACCGTGACTTTTTTTGAATCCATAACTACCATCTGTGGGCTTGTCCCATATAGTTTCAGCAACTTCTGCCCAAGGTCGACCTATTAGATGTCGTTTAGCTGGACGTATAATTGCCAAGAACATGGCCATACGTGGTATTGAGTTTACTGCTTCGGGCATACGTATCAAGGTATCGTAGTGATTGCCAATATGAATCAACTGACTACAGAACTCTTGGTCATATAATCTATCCCAGGCCGGCTCCTGTGCCATCAGTTCAACCAAATGCGATTCGCTCTTTATCTGTGTATATAATGACACATTCAAAAAGTCCAATTTGGTATAGCCTAGATCTTCTGCTGTATTGTAATCCAAAGATGCCTGCCCAGTAAATGGATCTTGCGGTATCTCGGTAACATAAATTCCAGTGTTGTGTCTGGTCAACCGACCGTCTCGTAGTATACTGGCGGCAGTATGCGGCAACAGTTTCAAGGCTGCATCACGATTGGCAAAGTCTATGTCAATATCACTAGAGAATTTAATTTTTAGATTCATTTATTCTTTCTGCTTTTCGTCTTGCCCAACCTTCTCTCATTTTTTGTTTTTCTTCTTCAGTTCTTAATTGGTTCTATATCACAAGCCGGCCTTCTGTAAAACATGTTTGCACCATTCGGTATCAGCAACATAGTCACGAAATTTCTGATCCCAGTAGTCGGGATTGATCCAGGGAATTATGATTTCCATTTGCTCTCCATTGAGCGATTCAAGGAATTCAAGCCCACTTGTGCAATTATAGATAATCCAAGGACTAATACGACCGGTAGTGATATGAAAGCAAACACGATTAGGGTTAGCATATCGAAAATAGTCACTAAACCCGTTTTTAAGATCTGAGTGTTCTTCTGCATAGTCAGTCATTTCCTTTAAGGCACGTTCCAGTGCGTCTTGCGTGGCTTCACGTCGCACATATTCAGCCAGCCACTCGCCGTAAACTGTGTCCCGGCACCAAAAATCTATTTTTTTATTATTGCGTAGTAGCCAATCAAGGAAAGCAGTAAAATTAATACACCGTATAGATTGGCAGTATCGTCCAAATTTGACGAAAGCATTATAATAAGGGCTAGCCACAAAAGTTTCATAATTTTTTAACCGGGCACTACCCTGCGTGGTTTCATAAAATCGCAGATATGCTTTTAACCCAAGTTGTACTCCTACTTCTTTTTCCTGTTGCCATCGGCGTTTGTTTTCACACAAGTGAGCCATTAATGTGGTTTCTTTGCGAAATGGCTTTTCGCAGTAGCGACATTTATAGCTCGGCTTTGATTCTTCTATCGTCCCAACCATGTTTACGTGCCAGTTCTTTTAAATCTTCTTTGGTATTAATTCGTTCCATTAAACGTATCTCGTCCTCTTTGGCTTCGGGATACATTAGGCGCAAAAACTTCAAACTTTTATTGTCAGTGTCTTTTTTCTTTGCAGCAATCCACTGATGAAACTGTTGCCCCTCATTTGGACTCACTGTTGTGGACAACAACCACTGTAATTTTTTGTGTTTGGTTGTGCTGATATCAAAAAAGTTTCGGTTAACATTGTCATTTAGTCTTATTAGGTAATATGCTTCCAGGCCTGGCTCGGCTTTTACACTACTGCCCCAACGTATCATCAAGAAAGGACTAAATGCTTTTTGTTCTTCTGCAGTCATACTGTCGTAGTAGCCACGATCCTTGCGATCAAATGCAGCCATTTCGTTTCCGATATATAACTTTGAGTTGTAGTCAGGTGGTGTGCGCGGTTTAGCGGGTTTAGCGGGTTTCTTGGTGGCCATTTTTATACTCTATGATGTTCAACTGTGGTATTCTCTTGTCGGATCAAGTGATATAGCATTATAACACGTTCAAGTTCGGCTTGTAAAGTGGGATTTGTTCGAGCCAGTCTACGAATATTGCCCCACATTTGGTCTTCTCGCAAGTGGTCTATTGTGGGCCTAC